CCTTCACTAAAAGATTCATAAGAAAAATCTTCATAGATTGGGTTCAATGCCTTTTCGTTGAACTCCTCATCCAATGTGAAGTTTACAGAAAACTCCAACATCTCAAGGTATTTGTTTAAGGTGTGATTGATAACAGGAAGATACTTCTTGATGATCTTGGTCTTTGCACCATCATCCTTTAGAAGCATATGAATAAATTCATAGTTAGATAACTCTTCCTTCTTTAAAGAAAGATTTTTTAAAAGGTTTTCTAATGTGTCTTGGTAGGAAACTAACTTTGCACTTTCAGTATTTCTATCTTCTGATTGAGTGGTAAGTCCTTGAATTTCAGATTCAAGTTCTTTAATTTGTTTTCTGAATTCAGAAATTTTAACATTGTTAAAAGTGATTTCATTGTTATGTTCTAATACCTCTTTACTAATTTTAAGAAATTGTTTTTGAAGTTGGGTTTCCTCTTCAATTGACTGTTGTAGTTCCTGTTGACCTTTTTTAATTTCCTTTGCTTTATTTTCTATCTCCTCAATCTTATTTAATCGAAATTCTTCCCCAATATCTTGAGTGCAGGTAGGGCAAACACTATTCTTTTTGAAAAACTTATGCTCACTAATTACAGAAGATATCTTTTGTTCCAATTTATTATTCAAACCTTCAAGTTTTTTCAACTTATCTTCTACATAAGACAATTCTTTTAGTTGCTTTTCTAATAAATGGCATTTATCAAGAATACTGATATTTTCCTGATTCAATAAGTCAGTATCACTCTCAAGAGAACTTATTTTATTCTTTTTGTCTTGAATGTCTTTGTCTTTAAGTTTTTCAAGTTCCTCAATAAACAACCTTTGAGTTTCAATTTTATCTTCAATGTTTTCTTTTTTGTAACCAATTTCTTTGATATCATCTTTCATCTCCCTAATTTTAACTTTGGCAATATCATTCATTGAAGAAAACACCCTAATATCAAGCAAGTCCTCCACAACTTCTCTTCTGTGCTGTGAAGACAATTGCATAAAAGGAACAAAATTAGAAGAACCTAAAACTACAATCTGCGTAAAAGACTTATAGTTTAATTTCAACACTGACTGCTCCAACCACTTCTGCTGATCATTTGCAGATGCTTCCTGATTCAATAAGGTCTTACCTTTATAGATTTCAAAGACTGTTGGTTTAATTCCCCTAACAATTTTCCAATCATCTTTCCCTATAGAAAACTCAATCTCAACAACACAGTCTTTCTCGTTGGTGGTGTTGATAAGTTGATTTTTACTAATTTTTCTAAATGGTTTATTGAACAAACTAAATGTTAGTGCATCTAACATGGTGCTTTTCCCAGCACCATTAGTGCCAATAACCAATGTAGACTTAAACTGATTTAATAGAATCTCTGTAAATTGATTGCCAGATGATAAAAAGTTCTTATATCGTAGAGTCTTGAAAGTCAGCATAATCTGGGGGAATTACAATATCATCTGGGGTAATTATAGCATACTGATAGTCTAATCTATCACATGCCATGAATGCAACTGAAGGATTAACTTCAGTAACTTCCATTTCAGGATAATCAAGGTTTTCTAACATATTACAATATCTAACTGCATCATCTTCTTCCTCAAACAAGTAGAGAATTTTTTCCCCGTGTTTGTTCTCAACTGCGTATGCACCTTCAGATTCGTTATCTTTTAAGGTTAAAATGTACATTATTGTAGTTGAAATGACTCTTGGTATATGGATTGAATCAAATCTTTAATCCTATTTTTATTTAACTTAATTTCAGATTCATCAACATATTTTTTCAACAGTGACAAAGTATCTTCACTTTCAACTACATCTTCTACATCAAAATCAGAGTTAAGTTTTATATTTTCTATAATTTTTAATTCATAAGGTTGTGACTTGATCAATTTGTCTAAAAACTTTTCATACTGATGTTGATTTTTTTTATTCTGGATGACCAATTTAACGATAGACCCTTCATAAGGACTCAAATCCTCCTCTAGATTATCCTCATCATAATTACAAATCTTAAACATCTCATATGGATTATCAACTTTGATTAGTTCATATGTTTCAGTATCAAAGATTGTAAATCCTCTGGTATCACCATAATCATTCCAATACAACTGATAGGGATTTCCTAGATAAAACACTTTACCATCATCATTTCTTGTATGATAATGCCCTGAAAATACTCTATCAAATTTATTAAAGGTACTTTTATCCATCCCATGTTGCTGAATGTTGCCTTTATAGACATAGAACCCCCCCAATTCCAAATGACCCATACAGACCCTAGCTGAGGTGCTTTGGATTGCTTGTAAGGTCTCCTGCTCACCTTCTGGGGTGATCCACGGAACAAATAGAATCTCTTGTTCCCCAACTTGGACAGTAGTTGGTTTAGAGTATACATTAATGTTCTTATAATCATTCAGTAACAACATTGGACTGTTGAGGTCTGTTGTGTTCTTATAAAAGATATCATGATTACCAAGAACTACATGTACCTTATATTTCTTTAAAGGGTCAAGAACAACTCTTTTTGTCCAATCAAAGCTCCAATAATCAGTTGCTTTACGATTGTCAAACATGTCACCCATATGAATGACAGTATCAATCTTGTATTTCTTTAATGTGGGAAAAAATACATTTTTATAAAACTTTTCAAAATACTCATGAAAAACTTTATTACCTTTCTTAAAGTTATAATGAGTATCAGTAATGATGGCGATTTTCATGAAAATCTATAGTTGATATTATCTTTAATACTGTTCATATCTGAATAATCACCATCCTCTGATGTGAATACTTCATCATATCCAGACCTTTCAATAATCTTGGACTTAATTTCCAGTTGCTTCTTTTCCTTTGCAATCCTTCTTAGGAAAGCATAATAAACAATCTGAGTAAAGTATGCAAATGGATTGGTTCTGTTTGTATCAAAGTTGTGAATATATTGGACACAGTTCTCAATCCCATCACAAATCATGTCATCCTTGAACATGTAATTCACGAAGTTTGGTTTATATGCAAGGTGGTTGGCAATGCGCAAAAAACAGTCCCCAAGATAATTTGTAATTTTTGGTTTAGGAAGACCTTTTTCTTTTGCTTCTTTTACTTTTAAATTGTATTCAACAAGAGCCTGATAGAACTCTTTGTTGTTTACATAGTGCTCTGACTTTCTTTTTCCTTTAGTCATTAACATTTGCATCAAATTTACCAATCATTATCAAATTTATTACCACTATTATACCACTTGTATCAAGGGGTTGACAACTTCTATATATGTGATTAGAATCACTCTGTTAGGGTTGAAAGATAGGGTATAGCTTAATTACTGTTATAGAGTTTCTCAAGGACTTTACGAGCCTCATTCACCTTTGAGATGAATCCCATATGTTTATCTAAGGGAACTTGAGAGGATTCTCTTGTAAATTTTTGATATACTCTGATGATTTGTTCATCATATACTTCAGTCATAGTTATGACTTTATTCATATCAATTATATAGATGTCATCTTCAGGAATCATCATCCAAGGCTTAACTTTGTAACCAACTACTCCATTCTGTTTGGATATCATAGGTTCAATTATAACAGGATTTTCAAGCATTAATAATGTTCTATCATCCTCTTCTGTTGGAGATACAATTGCAAAGACTTCTTCACCTGATACTAATTTGATTGCTGCATAAAATTCATTTTCCATTTATTTCTTTAAATTGACTGTTATGATTTCATAATTAAAGTTTTCTTCATTATAGATTTTGATACGTTCTACCAAGTGATTTAATGTATAATTTCTTTTGGAATTGTAAGTAGTATCATCTGCAATGTCATAGAGTGTAGCTGATACCTTTTCTTTACTTTTTCTTAGAACTCTTCCTATGGATTGTAAATTTCTTATTCTTGATTTACTTGGTGATGCAAAGATGATGTTGTGTAGATTTTTAATGTTGATACCTGTGCTGAAAGTTCCATAAGAAGCAACTATGATTGCATTAGATTCTTCCTCTGCAATTTTTCTTACTAATTCTCTTTCTTCAGTATCCACACCACCATGAATGAAGAAAACTTTTCTATTATCACCTTTGTTCTTATTTATAAATTCATACAGAGGTTCACCATGAGTAGCAACCCTACTAAACAAAACTAAAGTATTACCTTTTAGGTCTAATGTTAAATTTTTAATAAACTTATTACGTTTATTATGAGAGATTAAATATTGAACTTCATCTTCATAAACTTCAAACTTTTGAGGTTCATGCTTAAGAAGAAGAACTTTGATATCCAACTTAGAAAGGTATCCCTTTTTGATTAGTTCATCTGTTTTGATTAGTTTGTATGTTGGACCAAACAATCCTTCAAGAACAAGTTTGTGAGTTTGTGTTCCATCAAGAGTTCCAGTGAATCCAAATCTATATTTTGCATCATGCAGTTTAGACATAATGGAAACAAGTGACTTTGATTTGAATTGATGAGCTTCATCACCAATCACAACATCAAATCTATCAAAGAATGGTTTCTCCAGTTTGTAAATGGATTGCCATGTAGATATGACTACTGGTTTATTAGACACTCTCTCACTGCCCCCATAGACCCTGTGGCAGTAATCGTCAGAGTTCCATCCATAGTCTTCAAAGTCCTTATACATCTGCTCTACAAGGGACGTAGTGGGGACTATGAGCAGAATATTCTTATCTTGTTCAACAAAGTATCTGACTATGGAATAAATCATCAAGGATTTGCCAGATGCTGTAGGAGAAAGTAAAAGTTTTCTCTTATACTTTAAAGCATCAAACACACCTTGAATTTGATAATCTCTTGGTGTATGTGAACAAATACTTTGCATATAATCTTTGACACCTTCTAAAGAAATGGTTTCATCCATCTCTCCAGGAAGTCCATAGTATTTGTTATCTTTAAACTCAAAGGTGTAATTATGATTATCGCAAAATGCAATAACTTTATCTAATAGTCCAGAATAGATCTCACCAGTTTGAAGATTGAAAAGACGTATCTTTCCATCCCAATGCTTGCTCCTGTATTGGGGCATGAATTTAGCACCAGGAATATCAAAAGTAAACTGATCGGATAACTCATAAAAGATATGAGGTTCTGCTTCTATCTTCAGATAGATTTCATTCTTCTTAGATATGATTAAGTCAGACATATTACATTCCAGATTGGAATCTCAAAAAGTCAATAGAGTTTTTGATTTGATAGGTTCTACTTGAAATCATTTTTATAATTTCTTCCAAGTATTTTAATATTGTATCATAATATTCTATTTTAATAAAGATATCTGATAGTTTGGAGTCAGCATCTAAATGCTTTTGCATCCCATCTTTATCCCTAACTTTGTATGGAAAAGGTTCTTCCTGGTATGTCTCTGAGGTTGCCTTTCCAGCATAAAAGTTATAACGTTCCAATCTTCTTTGCTTATAGTCAATCTCTGATTTTTTTCTCAGCAAAGAAAAGTTATTGTACATCTCATAGTATTTGGCATGTAATGATGCAACTTTCAAAGATTCATTATGCAAATCATCTATGTTGATTTTTGAATCTTCTTTCCACATTAATTGAATATCATCAAGAGAAATCATAGTCATAATCTAAGTTATTACTATTTATTTTATCAATTAATCATCCAATATAGTATTAAAAGGTGTAACCCAATCTTCAGATGGGTTAGTAACTACAATGACATCCATATTACGTTCTGCTAATTTACTTAAAAGCAAAGCTTTAGAAGCTGCAACTGTAGCTTCTGTCATACTTCCAGAATTATCAATAAACAAAGCAACTTTAGAACCATTTGGAAGGTTATCTAATCCACAAATTGTATACCAATCTGAAGCTTGATTGGAAATGCCCTCATCACGATTGACACGAATTGGACCAAAAGTTTTTTCAGTTTTTTTAGATCCTACAAAAGATGTATCAAATATTGTTATTGTTGTGCTTGTACCAACAATTAGTCCGAAATTATTGCTAATCTCTAATTTAAATTTTTCTAATCCTTCTGTTCTTCCGTCTCTATTAGTTGGAATTGATAAAGTAGCAGAATTATTGTTAATTGTAATATTATGTTGATTCACATCAAAATCACCTACAACACTACCAAATCTCATAGTTCCTGCCACACCAACAATGTTTCCAATTAAAGTAGTTCCATTAGGAATACCTGTTGTAGTAATTGTAAATGTGACAATACTTGTAGTAGCAATGCCAACTTTAGGTTCTGCTATAAAAGTTGTTGAGACTCCAACATCAACGGTAAATGGTAAATTTTCTATAGTGACAGTTTCACTTGTTGTGACTGCAGTTCCACTAGTTGATCCAGTTCTAATAACAAGATTAAATGTTTCATTTCCTTCAGAAATCACATCATTGGCGATAGTTCTAGTAATTGTTGCTATTCCCGTAGTTGCTCCAGTTCCTACAATAGTAAAGGATCCAGTTAAAGAATTATTTGAAAAATCTCCAGCAGATGTTGTTCCACTTGTGCTGTAATAAAGTGTAGATCCTGCACTTACATTTGTAGTATTAACAACAAATGTTACTGATTCTCCTTCAGTGACTGTTGTAGTGGATACCCCTATTGAATATGTTGGTGGAACATCTACAATTGTAATAGTTGAACTTGTAGCAACCACATTTCCACTAGTTGAACCAGTTCTAACAACTAAATTAAAGGTTTCATTTGCTTCTACATTGGAATCATAAGAAATACTCTTAGCAATAGTTGCTATTCCAGTGGTTGCTCCTGTACTTACAATATTAAACGAACCTGTCAGAAAATTGTCTGTAAAATCTGCAGCGGATGCTGTCCCACTTGTGCTATAGTAAAGTGTCGATCCTGCGCTTACATTTTCAGTATTGACAGTAAATATTACAGAACTTCCCTCACTAACTGTTGTTGTTGAAACTCCTATTGAATATGTTGTTAAAATATCTAAAACTGTAATAGTAGAACTAGTTGCAACAACAGACCCACTAGTAGAACCAGTCCTAACAACTAAATTAAATGTTTCATTGCCTTCTGTAATTATATCATTATCAATCGTTCTAGTAACTGTTGCAATCCCAGTAGTAGATCCAATGCCAACAATTGCAAACGAACCTGTCAGAGAATTATCTATAAAATCTGCTGCAGATGTTGTTCCACTTGTACTATAGTAAAGTGTCGATCCTGCATTTATATTTGTAGTATTAATTGTAAATGATACTGATTCTCCTTCACTAATTACATTTGTAGAAATTCCAATATTAACTATTGGTGGATCTTTATCAATGACTGTAATTGTGCTAGAAGTAGCAACTATTGTTCCTGTGATTGGAGATGCAGATCCAGTTAAGACATTAAAAGTAAAGGTTTCATTTCCTTCAACTGTATTAACATCATTAATTAATGTTTTGGTAATGGTCGCAATACCAGTTGTAGCACCGGTGCTAACAATGTTAAAAGAACCTGTTAGAGAATTGTCAGAAAAATCAGATGTAGAAATTTCATAACCCCAGAATGAACCAATTCCAGAAGTTGGAATAATTTGATAATATAGTGTTGTACCAGATCCGACATTTACTGTTTCAACTGTAAATGGTATAGATTCTCCTTCGTTGATTGTTGTTGTACCAACTCCTACAGTATATGATGGTACTGGTAGACCTGGAGAAAGTGATAATAAAGCACCACCTAGACCACTAACAGTTATCCCAATTCCAGGTAAACTGAGAGTATCATTTAGTTGATATGTTGTACCATTATAGATTATTCCACCATCATCAGTACTTGGAAAAGAAAAATCATAATCAATATTATTAACTCTTAATGTAATTCCATCATAAGGTAGACCTGGAAGATAAATATAATCTCCGTTGTCCTTTAATGAAGTGACATCTACTGTATCATACTTATCAAATACAATAAATTTTACTGGAGTTGTTGTACTAAGACCTACAGATTTTTCTGTTAATATGGCATCGATATCATATAAAGTAATATTTTGTATTGCATCAGTAAATTTATTTTTGAAATATCTAACATATGATTTAAAATGTCTTCTGTTTTCTAATGTGGGCCTTGGCATTTATAACCACCCCCCAGAAAATACTGATCTTACTACTGCAGCTGATGTCATTAAAAGTAGCATGTCATAGCTAAGATCATTATATGCAGATAAATTTGGACCTGGAAAAAAGTTAGGATTTGTTGGTATTGGAGCACTTGCAGCTACTTGAACATCAACATAAGGTTGTGAACTTAGATTTACAAATCTAACAGTCATTGGCGATTTTACTGCACCTTCCCACCATTCTGCTTTTGATGGATATCTTTCTCCACTTGCTGTTCCATTTGAAGTATTATACGGTTCATCGTCAAAATGATACCAATCCTGCAATATAAATCCCAATTCTCCAGCATTAGCACCACTAGTAATTATAATTATTCTTCCATATAATCCATTTTCACCTTTGTTTTTTCCTTTAAAATCGTCTTCCCCTTTTTGACCCGAGGGAGGATTATTATCATCAATACTACATAATGTGTCTTCTATTCCAGGCCAAAATTTATTAAGTTTTGCATATGGTCCCAGATCATAAAGTGCATTAGTTGTCCCCTGTGACCAACTATTAAATGGTGCAGAGTAATCTCCGTAAGTAAATCCAAAATAATCTGGTGCAGGAACTATATCTACAGAAACTGGTGGTTGAAATGGAAGTCCAAGATATGGAGATGGTTGTTTGTCTCCAACAGGAAGAGTTCCTGGAATTGAACTATAATTAAATACACCTCTTCCAAGAGCATCATAGAATAATTCTGGATTGCATTCTTTTACTCTCTCTGCATCAAAACATGCTTTTGTATACATATATCTAGATTTTCCTGGACAAGTTTTTTTAACTGGATTGTCTGGATCATTCCACCTTAGGTATGGCTCTCGATTTCTATTTGGTGATATTGATTGATAATTAAACCAAGCATCTCTCCAGTCCCCAATTGGACTATCATTTAATGCAGCTATTCCACAACCAACACCTGCTGCAAAAACGCTGAGTATTTGAAATGGACCTGGAGCAGATAGAGTAAAATCTTCTTCATCCTCAAAATTATATCTATCATATATGCAAATACTCCCATCAGACCCCCATACAAAAGGTTCTTGTTCTTCTCTTAAGCTTGGATCGCATTGTGATATTTGAAATATGGTATTTCCAACAGCAAATCCCTGTTCACCACCTTTTCTTAGATTAAACTCCTTACACATTTTATCTCGATCTGCACGACATCCTAAACTTCTCAAAGCACGACATTGATCTTCAGCATCGTATGAATATTCAAAAGGATCTCCCCAAGAACCACCACCATTTGGAAAACCACCACCAGTAAGATTGCCATGAGCCCAAGCAATAAATGCTTCTCCAGCAGACCATATTCCTCCAAAATCTTCAGCCCTGCCAGCTCTTGGTTTAAGAAAAAGTGGGTCCCTATTAGGATAGTCATCATAAATTGCTTCACCCAAATCCCTATATCTCTGTTGAAAAGGTTCTGGATAAGTTCCATCGAATCTTGAATCCCAAGAAATAGACATTTTTAAATAAGAGGTGAGACGTTTACAGTTGTTTCATTTAAGAAATTATCAGGACAGGCAAGTGTATCATAATTAGAATTATCTACCAAGTTACCAAATCCATCTATTGTTGCAGTCCAATATCCTATTGGATCACTACTTGGTTTGTATGCTGTTGGAAGGAGAGGTTCCCATTCAGATGCATTATTATTATATTCGTTATTTAATACCTCAATAAGTTCTGAGTTTGAAATACTAGGATGAACTGGGCCATGAGTAAATGGAGGTGTAAAATCAAAAGGCATGGAACTTTTTATTTGTATTTATGGAATGTCTACAGAATCAGGGTCTGTTTCTTCTAAGAAACTTGGAGGTAAGGTAAGAACATCTTGAACATCTCCATAATTTGCACCACCTGCCTGCAGTAAATAAAATCTTCTATTAGGCCAATTTTGTCTGAATTGAGTCCATTTTGTTTCCATTCCAGAAACTGATTGACTATCACTTTCATCGATGACAGCAATACAAGTTCTGTTAGCACTGGTTTGTTGCACACCAAGTGCTATTGTTACAGAATCTGTAGCGGTTCCTCCTGGACCAGTTGCAGTTGCAGTATAAGTTATGTTGCCATTAAAGATAACATCAGCAGTTCCATTTACATTGTTAATTAGACCAACTCCATTATTAATACTAACTTTAGTTGCATTAGTTGTGGACCAAGATAACGTAACTTTATCTCCAACTAATGCAACTGTTTTGTCTGCAGTTAATGATATTGTTGGTGCTGATCCTAAATTTATTGGTATTGATTGGGGGTTTCTGGTTTGTTTTTGAATTATTTTGTAGTAAGTATATTTGAAAGTTACTTCTGCAGTAAAATATCTAATGTCTTCTAAGGTTGCATCAAAGTCCAATGCAGACAGATAAACAGGATATAATCCTTCAAAAATAACTTGTGATTGAACATTAAAATTGCTATTCAATATATTTAATGTTCCATCAGAACGTTCATAAAAATTTCCCTGCAAACTTGGAGATTTGTATGAGTCAGAATTTTCCCACAAATCTGAATACTGTTCCAAACTATATGGGAATCCCAAACCAGTCATCCAGTTCCAAATTTCCATATAGTTTTCCATGTTTTCATCTACAAGAAAACGCAGACGAAAATCTTCAAAATTCATTTTATCGCCAGGAATATCAATATTCTTTCCATAGCGAGTTTGAAGTGCTGAACCCAATGTAATAGCAGGGATGCCAGCAAAGTTAGAAAAAAAATCTACTTTAGGGGCTTTGTCCAATACAAACTTAAATCCAACTGGTGACAGAAGGTTTCTATTTGCAGGATATTTATCCAAGTACTGAGACATTTTTTGAACTATTTATTCTAATAAAAAAGGGACCCTTTTGGGGTCCCAGGAAGATATGGAACAGAACTTACATGAGGTTCTTGATAGCAACTCTTCTGTAGTATCTGTTTGCATTTGCCTTGATAGCACCCAGATCTTGGGAAGTTCCATTTGCAAATGGGTTGGCAACCATACCATATCTGGTCTTGAAGCCAATCTTGGGCTGGAAGGTGTCCTGACCAACAGCACGTACCATCTGGAGAGGTACATATGGGCAGTAGAACAGACCAGCATCATAAGGATTGGTTCCCTTGTAACCAACAACATAGTATTGGTTAGCAGCA